AACATTTGAGATACTAAACGACGCCAGACTTGAGCTGTTTGACCACGCCGCATTCACAACGATGCAATTGGCTGCGCTGACTGGATATGTGGACAGCATTATGGATGCTTTTACAGCGGAGTCCGGCTGTGAAAACAACAGCCCACTTGATAACTTAATGACAGTGAAGGCGTTCGTAAAACGCTATCCGGGTTTAGAAAAAACCGATAAATCGTTACGCTGGGAAATCGATCAATCCGATAAAAATCGGCTCGATGAGTTTGGAGGCATAGAGCGCCACCACGGTCGGGTATACATCAACATTGCCAATTATACTAAGTGGATGATTCGCGGAGGAGAAACAGATGATGAGTCCAATTAATGACCAAGAGGTGGCATTCCTGATAACGGTATTGATCGCCGCCGGGGTTGCGGTTATGCCGCTAATTGTGATGTGGATTTTTAAGAGGGGGAAAGCATAATGGACTTAGCAACACAGATAGAGCGGGTCAAACACATTGGCCAGTTACTGGGCGAACACGGAACCCGTCAAGCAGAAGCCGATGAAGAGGCCGTTAACGCTGTTCTAAAGGCCCTGGAAGACCATGAGAAAGGTTCAGGGAAGTGCATACACGGTGAGCCGTTGATTGGGTTCTGCGATTTCTGCGGGCGCATTTATGGAGCAGCGGGCTAATGAGCAAAATACATCTCGGGATGTTCGCTGGCTGTGTGCCTAACCCAAAGGCTTTGAGGTTTCACGTTATACGCAGAAAACCAAGCATACCGCAGGGTGCTGGGGACAGGGGCATCGGGGCTATACGGGCAAGGGATATCTACATTGACATGATCGCCGGTAAGCCCCCACGCTGGGTGGCAATGAAGCATGGCATATCAACACCATCGGCATCAAAGATACTGAATAAGCGAATTTACAGGGATGTAACTGATAAGGTTGATCTAGAAAACATATTAGATTGAAAACCGCCACGCCACAGCGCCTGAGGCATTGTCTGCAATGGGGTTTCACCAGTTTGAACTGGGTGTGGGTGGGTTGGGTAAAGCTAGGTTAGGCAAGGGAAGGCGAGGCGAACAATATTACTGCATTGAGGTTGCAACGCAATGTGATTAGAATATAGTCACTTAGTACAACAAGATAACGACAGGGAGCCTTGGGCGTGAGGCTAATTGAAGCGTATGAAAAATTGCACGAATGCCCCGGTCAGCAATACCAACTGGTTGTCCAGCATCCCCAGAACTGGCGTGAGAAGGGTGAAGTCGCCGTCTTTAAATGCCTCGATCCTGAAAAAACAAGGGAGCGTGAGTACAGAAAAGGTGAGCGGCTTATCGGTGTATTCGACAACCGCATCTCCCTGGAGGACTTTCTTGAGATCGTTGTCGCATGCTGCAAAGAGTATCACTTCGCCAAAACAAGGCGAGATATTGTGATCCTTGTCAAATCAAAAACGGATTGAAGTCCAATGGCTGCTAAGAAGGGCGGACCAAGACCAAAAGGGTCAGGCAGGAAGAAGGGAACTGTCAACCACATGACCACCGACATGAAGGAAACTATCGTCAAGGCTTTCGATGAGCTTGGCGGTGTGGAGTATCTCGTGAGGGTTGGCCAAGAGAACCCGGCTGTGTTCTGTACGCTGTTGGGTCGAATACTACCAAGAGAGGTTCATGCTGAAGTTACGGTATCAGACAAGCTGCACCAGAGAATGATTGAAGCAGAGACCCGTGTAGTTGAGTATGAAGACGGCGAATACGAAGAGGTCACCAACATAACAAAAAGCCTCGAAGCCTTATGAGCCAGCCACTGTCTAACGATGTGATGATCGACAACATTGTCAGCAACCTTGCTAAGTTTAAGAATGACCCGCTAGGCTATTCGTTATGGGCTTTCCCGTGGGGCGACGGCGACCTCAAAGACAAGCAGCTGCGCCATTGGCAGATTGATGTCATGCGCACCATTCGAGACCACCTAGCTAACCCGGAAACTCGATACGAGCCGTGCCTTATAGCTGTAGCTTCTGGTCACGGTATCGGCAAGTCTGCCGGCATCGGCATGATTAGCAGCTGGGCGCTGGACACGATGATTGACTGCAGATGTAACGTCACAGCTAACACCGAAAGCCAGCTACGAACCAAGACTGTCCCGGAAGTGACCAAGTGGCATAGGCTTTCAATCACATCAGATTTATTTGAGTACACGGCCACAAGTATCTTTCGGAAGCGAAAGGAGAGCGAGAAGTCTTGGCGAGCCGACTTCATCCCCTGGTCGCATAGCAATCCTGAGGCGTTCGCTGGTTTGCACAACGCCGGCAAGCGCATCTTGGTTGTAATGGACGAAGGCTCGGCGATCGATGACAAGATATGGGAAGTTACCGAAGGGGCGCTGACAGATGAGGGCACACAGATCATCTGGATAGTCTTCGGCAACCCAACACGCAACACAGGCCGCTTCCGCGATTGCTTCAGGCGTTTCAAGAAGTGGTGGTACACCAAACAGATAGACAGCCGGGATGTTGAAGGCACTAACAAAAAGCTGTTTGAACGATGGGCGGAGCAGTACGGCGAAGACTCCGATTTCTTCAAGATCCGTGTCAGGGGGCAGTTCCCGTCTATGTCAGCGCGGGCGCTGTTTAAGACCGAGGACGTTGACGCAGCCTTCGGCAAGACTCTGCGCGATGAGCAGTACAGCTTTGCACCCAAGATACTTGCCTGTGATCCGGCATGGGAGGGCGATGACGAGCTCGTAATTGGGATGCGCCAGGGTCTGAAGTTCGAGATACTCAAGCGACTGCCTAAGAATGACAATGACATTGAGATAGCCAATTTGATTGCTAGGTATGAGGATGAGCATGAGATTGACTGCGTAAATATCGATGGCGGGTATGGCACAGGCATCGTTTCTGCCGGGCGAACACTAGGTCGAAGCTGGAATCTAATCTGGTTTTCTGGCAAAAGTAGTAGAGAAGACTGTTTCAACAAGCGTTCTGAGATGTATATTAACGTCCGAGACCTCTTGAAAGATGGCATGGCCATACCTGACGAGCAGGACTTGTATGACGAGATGGTTGGCTGTGAGCTTTTACCGATGCTAGACGGCAAGTACAAACTACCGCCCAAAGCAGACACGAAAGCGATCATAGGTCGAAGCCCGAACATACTGGATTGTCTGGCATTGACTACTGCGATGCCTGTTGCTACAAAGTCCCAACGACAAGCGGCGCAGGTCAAAGCACACAAGGCCAAGGACTACAACCCGATCAAAGATAGACTTAAACGACAAAGGTAGAATGCTTATGTGTAGTTCCCCCGATGTTCCGCCGCCCCCTCCACCTCCACCAGAGGCACCGGATTATGAAGCAGTATCAGGCAAGCGCAAGCGTGGCGATGAACGCCGCCGACAGCTAGCTGGATACGGCGATCGAGGCACAATTCTGACTGGCACCCAAGGTGCAGCAGGAATGGCCAATACTGGCAAAACTGTTCTGGGCGGCTAAATGTCAAAAGAATGTCGCGATCAAATAACGAAGCGGCTGGCTGCTCTACAGATTGAGCGGTCGCCATATATGACCACCTGGGAGGACATGAGCGATTATGTTCTTGGCTCCAGGGGTCGGTTCATGCGACAGGAAGTGCTCAAGCCCCGGCGTAACGAAAACCTTTATAACGAAACAGCCAAGATAGCCAGCAACACGCAATCAAGCGGCATGCAAGCTGGCATCACCTCGCCGGCAAGACCTTGGTTCAACCTCACCACGCCAGACCCTGATCTTGCAGAGTTCGGACCAGTTAAGGAATGGCTTGGCAAGACAGAGAAGCTGCTGCTGCTGATCTTCGCCCGCTCAAACTTCTACAACTCAATGCACACGATGTATCAAGAGCTCGGCGTGTTTGGGCAGATGCCTGTTGGTATCTATGAAGACTTCGATAGCGTCATACGATGCGTGCCTTACACAGTCGGAAGTTACTACCTGGCGGTGAATGGTGAGCGTGAAGTAGACACCATGTATCGCCAGTATGAGATGACTGTGCGGCAGATGGTGGGTCGATTCGGCAAAGAGAACTGCTCACAGGCCGTTAACAACCTGTGGGACAAAGGCAATTACGATGAGCGTGTCCCAGTAATCCATGCGATTGAACCCAGCGATACAGCCAAGTATGGATCTCCGTTAGCCAAGGACATGAAGTTCAAGTCTGTCTACATCGAAGAAGGCGGTAGACACGATGCCGTGCTTATGGAATCCGGCTTTCAAGAACTTCCGTTCATAGCCCCCCGCTGGGAGGTTTCAGGCGAGGACGTATACGCCAGCGCCTACCCCGGCATCAACAGCATAGGCACCAACCAGTCGCTGCAGATTGAGGAGCTGGACAAACAGATTGCAATTGAAAAGATGCACAACCCTCCTCTGGTCGGCGACAGCATCCTTCAAGCACAAGGTGCAGACCTAATTGCTGGCGGAATAAGCTACATCCCTGGAATGGCGGCATCAGGAAAGCCCGGCTTGGCATCCGTATATGATGTGAACCCTCGGATTGCTGAGCTTACTGCTGACATCCAAGAGAAAGAAAACAGAATAAACAGGCACTTCTACGCCGATCTATTTATGATGATTACCGAGATGGATCGTGCGCAGATCACCGCAACCGAGATCGCCGAACGCAAAGAAGAGAAGCTGCTGATGCTTGGCAGCGTACTCGAACGCTTAAACAATGAAGCCCTTGACCCCGCGATAGATCGTACTTTTGCTATGGCAAACCGGGCAGGGATCATCCCTCCACCACCTCCTGAGCTTTCTGGCATCAACCTGCGTGTCGAGTACATCAGCGTACTAGCCCAAGCACAGAAGGCAGTCGGCACAGCCAACATTGAAAGCACCGCAGCCTATGCAATGAACATCGCTCAGGTCTGGCCAGAGTCACGGCACAAGTTTGATGCGGTTCAATCGATCGATGAGTTTGCGAAAGCGAAAGGCACGCCACCTAAGGTTATCCGCAGCGATGAGGAAGTAGAACAGATAGTTGCTGCTGAGGCTGAAGCCGCTCAAAGACAGCAGCAGATGCAGATGTTGTCAGAAGCTGCCGACGCTATGGGCAAGGCTGGCATATCGGCCACCGATGAAGCTCTAGGACCGCTGGCAGGATCGTGAGCACAGTTGAAGACCGCAAGGAAGACCTTGAAAAGAAGGCAGAAGAGCTAAGAGATATTCGAGAGTACTCAGAGCGCCTGGCGAAAGACAGAACTACTTTGCTAAAGATGCCAGAGTTTCAGCGGTACATGTCAGATATTATTCAAAGAAGTGGGATGTTCCAGTCAGTAATGACGGGCAACTCATTGACCTATCACAAGTCTGGTCGGCAGGACTTTGGTAGAGAGATTTGGTCTGATCTAGCAAACATAGATGTGGATCTCGCACATGAATTACTAAAGCCGAAACGATAATTGGAGACTAAGAACATGATGGAAGATACCCAAGATGGGCAGACTAACACCGATACCAACGAGGATTCGACATCAAGTGAAACCCTTCTAACGAGTACTGACACCAGCACAACTGATGCCAGTACAACCGGGGAAGGCAATCAAGCTGCGGAAACGAACTCCGACAACAAGGAAAGCGGTAGTGAGGTTCCAGAAACGTATTTGTTCGAGATGCCTGAAGGTGTTGAATTGGACGAGGGTCTTGCGACCCGAGCTCAGACAACATTCAAGGAGCTAGGACTGACTCAAGATCAAGCCAACAAGCTTACCGGGATGGTTACGGAACAGCGGCTGGCTGATGCTACGGACGGTCAAAATGCATTCAAGCAGCAGTTAGACGGCTGGATTAACGACATTAAGACCGACACACAGCTCAGCGGAACGGGTGGAGCAGACTTTGAGGCGAACGCCGGCATAGCCGCAAGCGCAATCAATCAGTTTGGTACACCGGAATTGAAAGAGATGTTAAACCAGACAGGTGCTGGCAATCATCCCGAGATGTTCCGATTCGCATTAGCCGTAGGTCGCACCTTGAAGGAAGATAATCCGGGCGCTGGCAATCCTGCCGCCACATCACCTGGTACTGCAGACAATATGTATGCAGATACAACGCCAGCGACAGGCGGTTAAACAATTCTGTCCATTAACGGGAGTTAATTCTCATGGCAACTTTATCATACGCAAATCCAACATTGCTGGATCTGGCTAAGCAGTCAGATTATCAAGGCAATGTGGTCTCGGATATTATTGAGATCTTGAACGATACCAACCCAATCCTGCAGGATCTTCCTGTTATGGAATGTAACAGCGGTACTAAGCATCTGACTACCATTCGCTCGGGTATTCCCCAGGCAACTTGGCGTCGGCTCTATCAGGGTGTTCAGCCCCAGAAAGGCACTAACACTCAGGTAGAAGATACTTGCGGCATGCTTGAAGCATGGTCCGAGGTTGACGCTAAGCTCGTTGCACTGTCTGCAAACCCTCGCCAGTTCCGGCTGAACGAAGCGATTGCTTTCATCGAAGGCATGAATCAGCAGATGGCCGAAGCAATCTTCTACGGCAACACAGATGCTGATCCTGAGCAGTTCATGGGTCTGACCCCACGCTTCGATAGCCTTTCTGCCGACAATGGCGGACAGATCATCAACGCTGGCGGATCAAGCAACGCAAACACATCTATCTGGATGGTTGTTTGGGGACCACGCACAGCTCACGGCCTGTACCCTAAAGGCTCGAAAGCTGGTCTCGGTCGCGAAGACAAAGGCAAGACTACCAAGGAAGTTTCAGACGGTAGCCTTTACGATGTATTCCGTGAAAAGTTCACTTGGGATATTGGTCTTTCTGTACGCGACTGGCGCTATGTTGTTCGCATTGCAAATGTTGATGTAGCCGCTATGAACGCTGGCACTACCGATATGTTTGGTCTATTGCGCGACGCCTTCTGGGCATGCAAGCAGCGCCAGATTACTGGCGGACGCACGGCGATCTATTGCAACACCGATGTGTGTAAAGCACTCGACAAGCAAGCAACGCCAACCAGCCCAACAGTTAGCGGTACCGTTACTCCGGGTGCCTTACGTTACACTCCAAGCGAGATTGACGGTAAGGAAATTATGTCTCATCGTGGTGTTCCAATCCGCGAGACAGATGCCATCATAAACACGGAAGCAAACTGCGGGGCTTAATTGCTCCAAGTTTTTCCTTTAATTCTCGCAGGAGAACGTAATGATTTTAGATTCACTCACATTGTTTGACGAAGATGTTGCCAAGACTGCAGTGGCTACCACCTACTCGGATATCATATCTGTAGATGGTGCTGCTGTTAAAACATCAGCAGACGCGCCCTCGGGCATTGCTGCTGATGCGGCTAAAGGTACCCCTCTGTTCTTGCTTGCCAAGTCAGTGATTACCTTTGTCGGTTCTGGCAACATAACTGTGTCCCTGGAAACCTCAACTGATGAGGCTTTCACCAGCCCCGTCACGCTGGAAACCTCAGGCGCATTGGTTATTGCAAACCTGAAACAAGGTGCTTATCTGTTACCTCAGGTGATCCCCTACGGCGTGCTGCAGTATCTTCGAGTTAAGTATGTTGTTGTAACCGGCTTTAGTGCTGGCAAAGTAACTTGTGCGCTGACTACAGCCATTCAAAGTAACGGCTAATCATTAGTCAATAGCACTATGGCGGGGGTAGCTAAGTCTCCCCCGCCTTTATTTAATTCTTGGAGATTGTTATGCCTCAGTATCGCGTAATAGAAACATGCTATATAGACAGCATTCTGCGAAAACCCGGCGAAAAGCACGCCGTTGTAGAGCTGCCAGCATTTAAAAAAGATGAATGCCCAGCATACCTTGAGCCTGTTAAAGTCGCTAAAGCAGCAAAAGCAAAAGACTAATGACCACGGTAACCGACATCTGCAACCTGGCGTTGATCAGGGCGCGTGCGGGAACCATAGATAATATCGAAGAGAATACGTCCGAGGCGATAAAGTGCAAAGTGCTTTATACCTTGGGCCGTAATCAACTGCTCGAGAAGTACCCGTGGCGCTTTGCAAAGAGGGTTAAGGCTTTAGCGTTAACGGCCAACACCCCTGTTGAATGGTTGCATGAATACGACTACCCAACAGACTGTCTCAAGATAGAATATCTGTTGCCGCAAGGTGTTGGCTCTTCTATCGTTCACAACAACTCTGGGATGTTTGGGTTCGATTCGCTGAACTATGAGGTTGCCGCTAACGAGCACGATACATCGAAGGTTATCCTCTGCAACGAAGACAAGCCTTACATTGCATACACCAGATTAATTGAAGATACCGCCTTGTTCAGCTACCAGTTTGTTCAGGCGCTTGCTTGGTACTTGGCATCGGATCTTGCTATACAGTTTGGAGGTGACTCTGGGTCTAGGCTTAGCGACAAAGCATCAGACGAATACAAGAGGTTTTTGGCAGAAGCAACGGCTCACGATGCCAATCAGGCTCGTTCGCCAAGCAAGACCTTCCCCGCTAACTTAGCCGTGCGGTCGAGCTCTATGCCTCAGCACTATTATGAAAACGGCGCGTTCTATCGGAGATACTAATGCCTCGCGATTACCAGCCATCACTAACAGGCGGGGAGATAACTCCGGGGCTTTACGCACGATCAGACTTATCGCGCTATCAGACATCGGTCGCTCTTGCGCACAACTGGTTTGTTCATGCCCACGGTGGCATGTCTACCCGTCCGGGGTTTGAGTTTGTCTACGCGGTTCCAGGTGACTTACTGACCCGGCTAATACCCTTTCAATTCAATACCGAGCAAACTTATCAGCTCCTATTCTCTGCCGGCAAGATGCGCGTTGTCATGGACGGCGGTATCGTTCTTGAGCCTGATGTTGTCATTAACAACATTACGAGTGGCGGCGAAGTTACAACCGCAACTGCGCACGGGTACAGCGATGGTGACGAGGTGTTCTTTTCCCTTACTGGCACCGACCTTGATTACTCGCCGCGAATTATATCAGGGGTGACATCGTCCACTTTCCTGGTGGGTGGGACAACATCATCGACTACAGGCACATGTGCCGTAGTTCCCGTGATCACAATTCCTTTCACCGAAAGCCAGCTGTTTGAGATTACTTTCACGCAGTCTGCCGATGTTATGACTCTAGCTCACCCGGCTCATCCGCCACAGGAAGTACGGAGAACGGCACACTATGCCTGGACTGTGTCGCCACTAAACTTCGCCTCTTCATTGACACCGCCCGCTAATATTACGCTAAGCAATGTAGGCTCTACCCCTTCAACTGGCGCAAAAGCCTATAGGTACGTTATTACAACTGCAAATGACTCGGGTGATGAGTCTGTCGGTTCAGCTGTGGCCGCTATATGGTCTCCTCTTCCTCAAGGGGCAACCCGAGGCGTTCAGATGAACTGGGACAACAACTCAGGAGCGACTTACTACAACGTCTATAAAGAGCGCAGCCATATGTCGGGAACTTTCGGGTTCGTCGGTGAGGCTGATGCAGAACCAGACGCGGCTATAGCCGTTGTCTCAATTACAGAAAGCGTAGACGCACTTGTAACTGTGGCATCGGCCCACGGGCTTGTTGAAGGTGACGCGGTTTGGTTTTCTGGTATCGATGGCGAGGCACAGTATGAGCAACTAAACGACAAGTATTCAATTATTGAATATTATTCTTCTACCCAGTTTAGGTTCACTCCAGCTTTAGACACTTCGGCTGCAACCTGGGCGCACGACTCTGGTCATTGGATTGCAGCTGGTGAGATGCGTGTCCGCCCCGGCTTTACCGACTATAACCTTGGCCCTGATGTTGGCATTACTCCGCCGGTCGCATCCAATCCTTTTAACGCTACGAATCTCTATCCGCGTAGTGTGGCGTACTATCAACAGAGGCTGGCGTTTGGCGGATCGTATACTTACCCGCAAACATTTTGGATGAGCAAAACAGGCGACTTTGATAATATGGATTACAGTCGGCCTCAGCGTTCCGATGATTCTATTACCGTTGCTTTAGCAAACAGGCAAGTTAACGAAATACGACATCTGATGCCGATGGAAGACCTGATGGTAATGACATCAGGCGGTGAGTGGGCGATCAGCGCAGCCGATGACTCTTCGGCAGTATCACCAGGAAACGTACAAGCCGTGCGACAGGGTGGTCGCGGCTGCAATCAAGTACGTCCTCTGGAGGTTGGTGGTACTGCTTTGTTTGTTCAAGAGCAAGGCTCCAGGATTCGCAATCTTGAATACTCTTTCGAGGATGACAAACACATCTCAGGTGATCTATCGATAATGGCTGAGCATCTTTTTCGAGGTCATCAGATCGTAGATTGGTGTTATGCCGAAGAGCCGTATAGCATCGTTGCAGCCGTTCGGGACGATGGCGTTTTGCTTATGCTGACATACCTTACCGAGCAAGAGGTATGGGGCTGGACTCAACACAGCACCGAGGGCGAATTTGTATCGGTCAGCAGTATTGCTGAGGGCGCTGAAAGCATTATCTATGCTACTGTTAAGCGAGAGGTCGGTGGCGTAACCAAATACTTTGTTGAGCGACTGCACGAGCGAGACTTCCCCGGAAGCAAGTCAAACCCCTTCTGTGTTGATGCAGGCTTGACTCGTACTATGGCAACCTACTCAAAGATTACCAGCATAGAAAAAGGCGCTGACACATTTGTGAATGGAAGTCACAGCTTTGTCGATGACGATATTGTCTTGGTCACAGGCATTGTCGGCATGGTGACGCTTAATGACCGACTATTCAAAGTGGCTAAGATAGACAGCACCAAGATCAAGCTTCTCGACCTCAATGGAAGAAGCATAGACTCAAATCTGTATGAAGACTGGGTGTCTAACGGAAGGTTAAAAGAATGCTCCAAGAGCGTTGTAGGTCTGAATCACCTGGAGGGTAAAACAGTACAGGCTCTCGCTGACGGCAACGTAGTGTCAGACCTTGTGGTTGTTAATGGAGCGATCACGCTGCCAAGCCCAGCGTACAAGGTGAGTGTTGGTCTCGGCTATCTATGTGATATTCAAACGCTGCCAGTAGACTTCAGTTCACCAGATGCCAGCTCAAACTCCCGGAAGAAGGGTATCAGTCGCCTGGCGCTACGGGTTGAGGAAAGCCGTGGACTCCAGGGTGGCAAGAATGCAGCAAAGCTATACGACTTTAAAGAGCGAGATGTGGGCGACGGATACATAGGCTTGGAACTAAGCAGTGGAGTCAAGTATTTGAGTATGGCTATTGAGTGGACTGAGGACGGGCAGGTACTTATCCGTCAGCCATATCCTTTGCCGGCAACAATACTGGCGCTGATCCCCGAAGTGATATTGCTCTGATGAGGGGATATGTCATCCCCGCCAAGGCAGAGCATATCATTGAGATAGCCTGTAACATCCGTGAGCATGATCGGCGTGAGATTAACGCCGCAACCAACATAGGAATCATGCAAGCCATATACCGATCCTATCGGCTATCGACATCGTGCTATACGGGAATGGTTGATGATAAGCCTGCGATCATTTTCGGCGTCGCCCCAATCTCAGTCCTTAGCGGAGTGGGCGCACCTTGGCTGATAGGTACTGATGGCGTGGATAAAGTGAAGCGCCAGTTCATTTTGGAGTGCCGAACTTATCTACTTTCTATGGGAAACACCTACCCTGAGCTACGAAACTATGTCGATGTGCGTAATAATACGTCCATTCGATGGCTTAAATGGCTGGGGTTTGAGTTTAGTGAACCAGTTGAATATGGAGTGAACGGCGAGCTGTTCTATCCTTTTGCCCGGAGGGCAGCTTAATGTGTGAAATTAGTGCGATACTTGATCCAAAAAGGGCAATGGCCGTAGGCAAGGAGGGGCTTAACCCTCTGAATTTCAAGGGCATTCACAGAGAATCTTTCCAGCATGTGGGCGATGCTTTCGGTGGCCGTCAGGCTCGAAAAAAGACAGAAGCGTATACTCAGGCGGTTTCCGATAACACCGTTCTGACACAGAAACGACAAGCTAAAAAGTCCGATGACCAACGCGCGACGGTTCGCCGATCAAACCCTGATGGGCCTAACACCAACAAAACACTTCTCGGAGCATAGATTATGTGTCTACCATTCTTAGCATTTTTAGCGCCGGCGGCTGCCTCAGGCGGAACAGCCGCAGCAATTGGCACAATGACTGCTGTATCTCTTATTGGCACTGGTATATCCGCCTACTCTCAATATGAGCAGGGTCAGTATCAGGGTGAGGTTGCACAGAACAACGCCATGATTAAGAACCGAATGGCTACCGATGCAATCAAGCGCGGCGAGAATGCCGAGGCTGATCATCGTAGGCAGGTCGGTCTGGTCAAGAGCAAACAGAAAGCCAACTTTGGTGCTAGTGGTATTAACGCCGGGGTCGGGTCTGCTTTCAATATGATGCAGGACACTAGCGACTTCGGCGAGCTCGATGCTCAGATCATCCGAAGCAATGCCCAGCGCCAAGCTTACGGTTATGAGGTCGGTGGCATGAATGATCTTGCTGGTGGCGAACTGGCAGAACGTGCAGGCACGCTCAATGCAGCAGGAACATTAATCTCTGGCGCTGGCACAGTGTCTCGTGATTGGTATATGTATAACAATGGTTTCACCAACCAGACAGTGCCCGTCAATCCGACAGGATAGGCCATTTAATTATCCCTGATTACTAAGGACAAGGCATGCCCAAAGTTCCAGAGTACAACACCAGTCAAGTACAGCAGCAAGGTCTGCCTGACGTTTCCATAAGGGTTAACCCTGGAGCGGATGCGTTTGGTGCTGGGCTTGGTGCAGGACTAACATCAGCAAGCCGAAAGATGAATGACGTTACTTTTCGCATGAAGGCCGCTGATGACAAGATGGCCTCAGATGCTAGTGAGCTTGAGTTCAGGAAAAGACTGACCGCTATGGGTGAAGCCGAGGATGGCTTTCAGAACCTTCAGGGCGGCAACGCAACCTACGAAGCCCGAGACAACTACATAAGAAACGTAGAAAAGATGCGTAATGAAGTTGGCAAAAGCCTGTTGCCTGGACCGCAAGCTGGCAAGTACATGTCAACGACCAATCAGTACTTGCAGCGCGAGAACCAAACAACCGCATCCCATGCGGCTGAGCAGCGCAAGGTGTATCAGGGGACTATCTACGATGCCGCTGTCATTCAGGCTCAAGAAGACGTTGCTCGATTCAGCAGCGAGCCTCAGCCTTATATTGATCAGATTATTAGGAACACCACTGATAAAGCCAACATGATGGGACTCCCGGAAGATGCACGCGAGGTTGCTGTCGAAGCGGCTGTGTCTGCCGCTCATCAGTCCGCGATCGGTGTATTACTGAACAACAAGAACACCGAAGGCGCAGCTGCTTACCTCGATCGATGGGGAACCGAGATTCTGCCCGAACAGAGGTCTGAGCTAAGCCTCAAGGTTAACTCCTCTGCTGACCTTGAAGTGTCGCAGAAGTATTCAGCAGAACTTGTTGGCAAGCCTCTTAATCTAATGGAACGCCGCGCAGCTGCTCGCCGCGACCTAGAGGGCGAGCCATTGAAGCTGGCATTGAGTCAGATCGACCATGACTTTGCCGTCGAAAAGTCCGCAAAAGCCGATGCTGTTAATCTTTCGGTTGGTCGGGTTATTCAAAACATGGCAGAGCATCCAGAAAAGTCATGGTTGCAGGTTCGCGATGAGCTTGGCGCTGAGGAATGGTCAAAAATAGAATCTGATCCAGCGTCTCTAAAAATGATAATGGGTGGCGCGGGTAATCTTGTTGAGTCAGATCAGAAAACCCGTTGGGAGGTAATGGGAATGCTAAGCGACCCATCATATACAAAGCAAAACATTGCTGATGCAATCAAGAAAAGTGCGGGTAAATTATCGAGGAACGATCAGGATTTGTTCTTCAACATGGCGAATAAAGTAGCTCCGGGGCAGAAAAGACCAATGAAGACACCTCTCATGCATTTTAATGATGGCGTGAAGGAGTACCTTGGGCCAAGGGCTTCCAAAAATACAAAGAGTTACGATGATTGGGGTATTCGCAAGAATATATTGTACGGCATGTATGCCGACAAAGTTGCCGCTTGGGAGTTAAATCCCGATAACAAACGGTATGGGAATGTTCCCGATGACGTTTCACGCAAGTTCGCAGCTGAAGTTTTCTGGGAATACAACCAAGTAACCACACTGTTCGGTATCGATATGCTGTCGGGGGATCTTGACGTTAACATTAATAGTATTCCTGTAGATGAATTGGAAGACATAATCACAGAGCTTGCCGCGGAAGGTTCACCTACGACAACCAACTACATAATTGAAGAATATGTACACAGGAAGGGGTATTAGATGACCGATGAGCTGGAGGATCGCCGACAGAAGCGCCGGCTGCGGATGCTTGATCGGGGAATGTTGGTAGGCGAGGGAACTGATCCTCTTGGCTCTGATCCAAGAAAAATACAGCTAGACAACTCTTTGCGCAACGGCATCCAGGTTGATCCAGCCAAGGCCGCAGAGGACGATATCCTATCGAAACAGACGGGCGTTCCGAACGAACTTGTTGCCCCTGTTCGCGATGATATCAAGAATGAAAATCGGCTCAAAGAAATCAACACTACCAGCCTTCTAGAAAAGTCGCCCGTACTTGCTCAGTTCCTATCAGACCAAAACAACGCCGCACAGGCACACGATGATGTTGAGACTCTCGGATCAATCGAGGCTCACCTATTAGCAATTCCTAAGGGTTTGGCTGGCGGCTGGGGCAAACAGCGCAAAGCAGAGTTACGCGCTCAGCAATTGTTTCATGGTGGGCTGAACGCTAAAGAGCAGAAGGAATTTGAATACCTGTCTGATCACGGGCAAGACAATCAGACCGCTCACGATAAGGCTGGATTCTGGTCATCGGCATTGTATCTGGGTGGCGATGTGGTCGGCATGGGTGTGCGTAACTTTTTTAACGCATCACAGAAGACCGGCGAAACTGCTGGTGGGATGGCTAACGCAGTTTTTGGCGATGGAGACATGCCAAGCTTTTCCGATGCTGTTGGGTTGGTAGTGCCCGGTGCTGCCGGGGTTACCGCGATGGCAAAGGGCACATGGGAGCTGCTTTTCGATGAGGCTTATTCTGATCTATCAGATGAGTATGGCTTGACCGAAGAGCAAGCAATGACAGGGTCTCTGATCTACTCCAGCCTTATGGTTGTGCCTGAGTTTATTGGCGCAAAAAAGATTGCTGGCACAATACCTGGCGTAAAGGATTGGATTGAGAAAGAGGGCATCAAAGCCATTGCGAAACAGCTGAAAAAGAAGGGTCTTTTTAATATAGCCAAAGAGAATGCGAAAGGTGCCGCTGGCGCTATTGCCTACAACACCATTGAAGAGGGTACACAGAAGGCTGTCGTTATAGGGTTGCGTGAGTTTCTCGAAGACGATGACACGCCCTATGATTCTGAGCAGTTTGGCAAGGATGCGTCGGCAGTAGCGCAAGAAGCGTGGATGGCGTTTAAAGGCAGTCTGATCCTATCAGGCGGCGGTGCTACCGCATCGACCGTGATGGAATCCCGGCAGCTCGATGCGACCAATGAAGACCAAGCTCGCATGGCTCGGGCATCGCAGTTGTTCACAGAGTCCAAATTGCGCGACACCAACCCGGCAAAGTTCAAAGAAGCTATTGCTGCTATGGGCGAAGAGTCTGACACAAAAACTGTGTATATGGAGCCAGAAGGCGCTGTATTCTTCATGGAAGACAACGAGCTTGCCGACACCCCTCTGGGACAGATAATCACCGAACAGCTCGTAGAAAAGGGCGAGAACGGCGGTTATATTGAGATACCCATCGAGGTCTATGCGGTAGAGGTTGCCGGCGCAGCAAACCAAGCGGCGCTGCAGCCATACATGAAGCTCGGTCTGGACTCTATGACTCCGAACGAGGCGGCACAAACAGACCTTAATGCTGAGATCGAAAACATTAAGGCGATGGATGTCGAGGTGCGGACTGCCGAAGCTGAAGTCTACTCTGAGATGAACCGCTGGCTCCAGGGTGTTGGGTATGCTCCCGACACATCAGAGCAGCATGCCATGATGTACGAAGCAGTATTCCGCACATTGGCCAAGAAGATGCGTGCCGCCGGCAATGAGGGTGTAACAGCCAAGACCTTGTTTGATGAGCAGGTTGGCAGTATTCGTAACGAGCTCGACCCGAACCTACGCTCACAGCGTGACGCAATTACTGGGTTCGATGCTATTGTGAATAAGATCCGCAATGGTGAGACCGGGGAGTCTAACGTCAGCCTGGAGGGCGCTGCGCTTGAGGAGCAGCAAGCTGGGGAGGCTGCGACCGCTGAGTCTTCTAAAGACCAAATCATGGCAGAGATTGGTTCGCTCAACAATGATCTTGATGCTATCGATGCCGGAACTTACGAAGGCAAGTACGCAACGATGACCGAGCAGGATGAAGCTACCGAAGAATTGGTGGCTGAGATGAGACAGCAAGTACAGAATGATATCTCTGAACTAGAGGCCAAGCTTGAGCAGTCAGAAACACAGACCGCTACGGCAACACAGCCGACATCGATCGATACCGCCCGTGCTGAATTGCGGGTTGTTGAGGCTCTACTCCAGGCAGCAGGTCTTGATCCAGAGACAATGAGCAACGAAGAGATTCGCGAGGCTTTGTCAGACATGCCCCCGGAAGCATTCGATCAGGCTGTGTTTCATGGTTCACCGTACAAGTTCCCACCAGAAACACTTATAGAGTTAAGTGACGGAACCCAGCAATGGGTGGAGTCAGGTGATGTGCTTCCAGAAGGATCGACCGTCATACGCGAAGCACCGCTTGGTCGTTTCCGTTTGGACAAGATGGGGACAGGTGAAGGCGCACAGGCTTTCGGGTATGGTTTGTACTTGGCTCAGAATAGAGGGGTGGCTGGTGATTATGTTCGGCAAGGCCAGCAGGGGATTGGAAGTATTCACATATACAATCCAGATACCCCAACCTGGTATGACGAAGAAGAAGCTTTCGATGAAATTGGGCCAATCATGCAGGAGTACGACATCCCAGGAGATATAATGCCGAATCAATCAGTCCCCGGAGTAATTCGGGGAATGATTGATGAATATGGTCATTTGATGAATGCTGACGAGAAGGCGGTATTTGAAAAATATGCACTACCTGAGGGATCCTTATACGAAGTAGAGATCCCAGACGAAGCGGTTGATAGAATGCTTGATTGGGATCAGCCAATAGGCAACAAGTTAGCTAAGATAATTGACCCGGAGCAGATGTTTGTCTTTGGCAACACCAATGGCGAAAACGCTTACAATCTACTAGCAAATAGACTCGGCCCTGAGAAAGCATCCGAGTTCCTTAATGATAAAGGCATCCCCGGCATCAAGTACTTCGATGGGGGTTCCCGTTATTCTTCAAAAGGCAGCGGCCCAACGACCGATCTAGCGGCAAGGGTTTACAACGAGACAGGTAGTTACGAGAAGGCGCTTTCAGCAGTTTTTGAGGAATACCCCGCTCTCAATAATGGCACATTGACTGTTGACAGCATCAAAGATGCGATTGACACAATGGCTACACGCAACCTAGTCGTATTCGATGAAAACCTTTTGACGATTACGTCAGTAAACGGAATGACCGCAGAAGAAGTTGCAGCAACCCAGGAAGTAGCTGAGCTGTGGCATGCGTCCCCGTTCAACTTCACCCGCTTCGATAGCGAAAACATGAGCCGGGGACAAGGCGGTCAGGATCGTGGCTGGGGTTGGTACACCGCCGAAAATATCAGTGAGGCAGAACCCTTCCTGCCCGATGAAGGTTCGCCCGTATTGGTTGCTGGCCAAAAGATAAGCGACAAAGCTTACTTCTATTTGGATGAGCGGGTCGATGGCGACTTTGATAACGCAGCCGAATGGCTGAACTCTGCTATTAAAGAAGCCCAGAAGGCTGTTAACGACTTTGTCCCTACTGGCAACAACATGATAACTGTCGATCAGGCAACTGTGGACGAGATGCGAACTCTCGACCCAAGTCTGATCAGCGTCGAGACCGAAGGCTTCATGTATAACATCAGCGTATCCCCTGAAGTCCAGGCAACTATGATTGATCAGGATGCGAATTTATCGGTTCAGAGCGAAGCCATTCAAGCTTTGGCGATGGAAGTCTTCGGTCCGACTGCCGATCTTGAATCGATTAATGGGCTTGAATTGTGGGCGCAATTGATCTCCCAGCTATCAGAAGAGGCTGAGGGTTCAGAAGAGTATCAGGTCATAGCGGCTGAAGACACGCTGTATAAATACATGAAAGAGTTTGATATTGCCGGGGACATGATGGCCCCCAATGAAACTGTTTATGACTTCCACCAACGCAAAACTCAGGAGCTGAAGGGCTTAGTAAGTGACGCTCAGCATAAAGAGCTGGTGGAACTTTTTGTAGTCGGCAATCCAAACCGCATGGCATCGAAGTACATGCTGTCCGAGTACGGCATCAAGGGCATGAAGTATCTCGATGGTAGTTCTCGTGCTTCTGGCGAAGCTAACCGCAACCTGATCGTGTTCAGCGATAACGATCTATCGATCACAGGCGTTAACGGAATACCTCTGACTGATAAGCAGAATGAGGCCGCACAAACCGAATTGAAAAACAATCCGGGCGCTCCTGATAGCGATCAAGACATTGTTTATGAGCAGCTCGGATACCACGGATCCCGCCACTTGTTTGAACGCTTTGACCTGAGCAAAGTTCGCTCAGGAGAGGGGAAGAGTTACAAAGGCTGGGGCATATACATATCGGAAGCACTGGCTGTTGCCGAACGCTACAGGAAGTCGGGAGGACAAAAAACTGCATCACCCGATTACGTTTACTTTGGCCTGATCGATGACGGTTTGAACGAGATGTATGATCTTGGGACGATTAACGGGCCAGAGGATGTATCTCAATGGTTGACAGAGGCGGCAGAGTGGGCGGCAGATGCCGGCAGCAACGGTGTTCTTAATACTATAGAAACAGCTGCCGTATACACCGAGCTCGCCGGCAACGAAGAGTTTACTCAGTCAGTTATGGACATGCTTCAGGCTAATGCAGAAGCAAAAGACGGAGAGTCCGCTGGCTATCCAGTACAGCAGATGTTTGCTCTTCGCAAGATGGTCAAGGATGCTGTCTTTATTCACGTTGGCGACCCAGCTGCTGGTCACCTGTACACCGTTGAAGTATCCGACAGCATGATTGATTCGGCTATGGATTGGGATATAAGCATGGAAGAGCAGTCTGCCGAGGTGCAGGAGTTCTTCGCGCATTGGTGGACTCAAGACCTGCCCGGCAAATCAAATTACACTCTTTTCAACGCATACCAAAAGGAGCGCCAGGATGAACTGGTTTGGCAAGAGACCGATCCAATTGACGGCTGGAAGACTCTAACTGGGGGCGAGATCTATTACCTAATGGCAGATGCTATTGGTGATGACAAAGAGGTCTCAACTAGGATGCTAGCCCGTGGAATCCGGGGTATTAAATTCTGGGATGGGTTCGCTCTCAGTAGGCGTGGAGGCGACCGAAACTATGTAGTGTTCGATGATCGCGATGCCGTTATTACTCATCGTGATGGTGAGGCGATTGGTCAGGACGGTTGGTATCACGGCGGTCCAGGCGCTAACGAAAGCAGCCTGAATGTCCCTGCATTTTTAACCCGCAACAGAGCTGGAGCGGAATGGTTTGCCGGCGACAGGGGTGGACGGGTTGCTGAGTACAACGTAACAATGAACAACCCGTTGGACATTACTACCCGCGAAGGCATCGTGGAGTTTATGGAGATTGCCAGATCAGCCGGGGCTGATGTACAGATAGAGGGCGACATTCTTAACGACTATGGGTGGGACTTTTTATCGGACGATATTTCAAACTTCAGCCCCTACGATGGCTCTAACCCAATCGACATGGTTTATATCCCTGCTGTCAGAGATGCCTTAAAGGCCGCTGGCTATGATGCGGTTCTGTTGAATGACATTCTGGAGAGAAGCGAAATAGCAACAATGGTTGCGCTGTCGCCAGAACAGGTTCGACCGTTAGCCGTTGATGCAGACACCGGAGCGCAGGGTGTTGATGGAACAGCGATGGTGGCAGAATATCGCCAGTTGGAGCGTGAAAATAGCGATATTAACAAGCGATTAGCAGACATAGATTCGCCAGACGAGATGACTGTTGCTAGGAGAAAGGCAACAGATGGCAAGAAACGGATTGACGAGATTGTTGGTGGTGCTATTCAAAAAGCAGACGAACTAGAGAGAAGGGGCGTACTGCTTACGAAAGTGCAGGAATCACTGATGAATGCGCGGCGTGTAAATGTTAGGAGGATGGATGCGATTTTAAAGCAAGTCGATGATCAGACTTATCAGTCTCTGGCCGGGGGGGGCAAACCCAGACCCATAGAGGGAGCAGACACCGGAGCGAAGGGTGTTGATGGAACAGCGGAAGAATCTGCCGCCTACCAAACAGACCGCCTCGCATACCGTGTGAATCGCGAGGAGCGGGCTGCGCGTGCCAAGGCTCTTGGGTTTGATATAAGCCGAGTCTGGTATCACGGAACAGAATCTGATTTCACCGAGTTTAACGAACTCCCGGACGGCGGAGTTGCTGGCGCATTCACAGAGAATTTTTCAACTGCTGCTCTATTTGCGAACGAGGGCGAAGTGCTTGAGGTCTACCTCAAGAATGCCAACATCGAAGAGGATGGCTATCAGGGCGATCCAGAGGCGTACATCGAAAGCAAGGACGATGTCATTCGCCTTGACGATCCGCGTCTGGATGCTCCGTCTGCTGCCTACCAAGTAAGCGAAACAGCGTGGCACGGATCACCATATGGATTTGATGCGTTCGATATGTCTCGCATTGGATCTGGCGTTGGCGCTCTCGGTCACGGCTGGGGGCTTAACTTCGCAACTAACAAAGATAAAGGCGAGCTCTATGCAGACTTCGCTACAGGCCGATTTTCAGCAGCGTTAAATGCCACCCGTATTAACGGGCAAACACTCGAAGACTTCTTGTTCTCTCTGCCAGCATCCGAGCGTGAGACAGCGTGGGCTATGCTCACTACTACTGTTGAATCAATAGCCCGGCGCTGGTCAGATGATCCGATGATTGACTTCAACACAGACTATGCCGAGTCATTGCGTGAAATTCCTTCTTACGCGGAAGATGTTCAGTGGGTTGGGCAAGATGGTGAAGAGCTGGCGGTTAACCCGGCGGTTGTGCAGTCAATCGTAGATCGCATTGACACAGCCACAACGCCCCGGAACGAAGGCGTTCTGTACGAAGTAAGCATCAATAACGATGCTATCGATCAGATGATCGACCTCGACAAAACTTTGGAAGAGCAGCCCACCGTATATAACAAACTAAAAATTGCGGGCTATGACAACTTCACGCCAGACATGACTGGGGCTGATGCACAGAAGCAGATTGGCTATACCTACAACCTAACCATGCCTAATGGGTCAGTAGTAAAACCATCCAATATGGTTGCAAAGGACGTTTCACTCGAGCTGGATCGGATGGGAATCCCTGGAAACAAGTACCTCGAAGATGGCAGCACCAACATTGTGACGTTCAGCACAAAGCCCGTCACAATCACAAGCATCAACGGCGACCCAGTTATAACAGACAACGCTTCTGGGATTGTTGATGCAGATCCTGTTGTACCTGCAGAGATAAACGATGAAACGGGCAAGTACGAAACAACAGAGGCTGATCTTGCGGAAGAGAAGAAGTGGGCGAATTGGAATCCGCCGCGATATAAAGACGGCAAGTACAAAGGCGTTCCGCCTGGAGCAGAAACCAGAGGCGGTCTTCGCAAGCTGCGTAAATCTATCGTCCAACTAATTGATGAAGGCGCTGCGGGTCGTTACTGGTACGAAGACTCTTCACGCCGGATTCTTGAGATCGCACAGGGCAACGTGCGTGATGCCGAAAAGATTATTCAGCTAATTGCAATTTACTCGCCTCAATCGAACGTCCAGGTCAATACATACTTTGCGGTTAGGGCGTGGAACCAATACAAGAACGGCGTTGCAAGGAAAGACCTCAAGGTAAAGACCGACACGCAAGACACCAAAGCCCGCAAGGTTCTGTACGATGGAATACCTTTTGAGGGTCGGAAGACAGATTCTTTCTACAAGAATCTCATGCATCACATCCTTGCAACAGTACCAAATGCCCTGGAGCAGCTGGATCTTGATCAGGATTTGATTAACGAACTTAATAAGCCTGTCACTATCGATATGTGGATGTTGCGTGCATACGGATACACCAGCGATGCGGCCAGCAATGACGTAGCAGGGACAGGCAGATACTCGTTCTCTGAAAATGATATCCGCCGCCATACCGCTCGCATGAATAAGAATCTCCAGCCGGGTGAAGATCGATACACACCACACCAGCTGCAAGCCATGATTTGGTCTTCAATGAAGGCTCGGTATGAGTTCCCTGATGTTAAGGCTGCGACGTGGGAAGAGTCTATTGCGAAAGGCATTGCAACGAAAGACGATAAAGGCAAGAACAAAAGACCAACGACAGCTGAAGGCAATAGACAGCATGGGGCTATTTGGCGCAAGCATGCGATGGCGGTGGACACCGAGCGAGTGCCGGCAGCAGTAGAAGAAAGCCGAATGAGCTTTGATGATTTCCTCGCACATATGACACAGGTTATTTCCTGGGAAGCCATCCCCAGCCGATCCCTTGGTCTCGAGATACTTGATGCGTCGCCAGAAACCCAGAGGCTATTTACAGCCCGAGCGATGAAGTTACTGATTTCTGCGGATGGCGAAGATAATCTAGCAGCATTACTCGGCGTTCCGCTCGCATACTTGCGTGAGTCTCAAGGCGGCTACCAGGGCGACATTGTAAATAACGCACTGAGTCATCTGCTACCAACAAAGGGCGCGGGGGGTTTTAGTGTTTCAGAGGTTCGGCGGTACGTCCGGGCTATCCAGTACATCTATAAGCAGAATGCCGTGCCTTGGTTCCGCGCTGATCCGATGGCGCTTACCAGCAAGAAAGCTAAAGAAGAACAGCAGTTTAAAGTAATCAAGCTGGCTACTGGCGCTATGGTTAATAAGTCCAGAGCTGATACGCAGGTCGAGGCTCAAGCCTTCGCAGACAAGAAAAACGCCCCCTTTGAGGAGGAGTTTTTGAAGCTTTATACTCCCTGGGAAGAGCGCAGGGACGCGGCTGAAAAGGCTAAAAAGAAGTTTGATGAGCCTGAGCCACAGCGCCAGTTTCAGGTCAGGGGCGGTAAGTACGCTAGAGGTGTCGCTTTCACCTTTTCTGGTAATCCATCGCGTAATGACTTGCGCATCATGATACAATCAATGCAGGTTTTCCTCGGGGAAGATACTGGGCTGACCTTAACCGGACCCAATGAGGTTACGGTTATTAACTTCCGTGATGATGACACAGGCGTGCCGTTCATGGACGATGAGGTGTTCTTTGATGAGATTGAGAACTTCCTCGATGGTCACAAAGATCAGTTAGGAATAATTGATCACGATGTGATTTTGACTCAAGGAGAGTATGGATATGACCACAATTGGAAGAAAGACCCTGCCGGGGAGGCGATACTTGAAAGAAGCTTCAGCGGATCACCCGGCTTACAAGCGTGGATTCGTGGTCGGCGGGCTGCGTTCGAGCAACTCCTCACAGAGTACAGTGGGGAAGAACTCAAACAACGCGAAGCCGAAGCCGCAGCGTTAAATGGCACCCTCGAAGTCCGTGAAGACCCAATCGGGTACGCGGAGGACGAGGTCTTTTATCAAGCCGACACCACCGACCAAGACCTAGCAAGAGCACAGGCTGCAGATAACTTTAGGATACGGGTGGAGCATCGCGAGATATCAACCCTGCCGATAGGTCTTGATCAAGTAAACTCTGCTGAAGATGTGGCGCATGTATTAGCGCCACTCCGTAAGCACGCCCAAGAGACTATGGTTATTCTTGTTCTGGACAAGAACAACAAGCCTATACATTTGATCCGCCATACAAAAGGGTTTAAAGACCGCACAAGCGTTAACTTCCTTGAGTTGGTTGGATCGATTGCAGCAACACCCGGCGCTGCAAGCGTGTGGCTTGGCCACAATCATCCTTCAGGCGTGAGCACGCCATCCGGTCTTGATAAAGGTACTGATGATTACGCGGTAACCGAAAAATTCCAAGAGCTAATCTCTCATATCGGTATTGAATATAGAGGTCATGTGGTTGTTGGTGACGGTCTCTTTGCTTCCAGCATAAATAAGGAGGGTGGTCGGGGGTCGGTGGTTGTTGAAGCTACGATCGCCGGGAGGCGCAATACTATATCTCTGACCGAGCGAGTATTTGCTAAGCGTGTTCGGGGGAGAATCTTAGTTAACAATCCAACAGCCGCGATAAAAGCAGCCAAATCTGTTGAGTCTGACAACGCTATTATCTTGATGGACAACAAAAACGTAATGATAGGTGCGATCCCAATGTCGTTGGATGAGATCGAGCTGTTAATACCTAACGGAATGCCCAAGCGCATCCTGGCAGCAATGGATAAAACCAACACCGCTGCTGTGATTGTTAAAACAAAAGAGGCTCGTGACGGCGAAAACCTGATGAGGTTCTTGAACGACTATGTTGACAATCAAGTAAACCTAAGGGTAGTGGATTTAGTCTATCAAACGTCGCCGAACAAGTATGCGACATCACGCGATAAACCGAACCGTGATATTTTACAATCTAGGGGCGAATTTTTGCAGAAGGACTATGCTGGCCCACCAGCCAAAGCACCGAAGAAACTGCAGCCACGCGGCTACTTTAATCCGCGCACCCGTGAGATAACACTCACTCCCCGTGCCAACCTAAGCACGTTCTTGCATGAGTCTGGCCACCTGTTCCTGACCATCTACACCGACCTCGCAAGTGCAAGCCCGGAGATACAGGCTGACCTGGACATCGTCATGGGTTGGGCTGGGTACAAGGGCAAAAGATACGAAGACCTTGATCAAGACCAGAAGCGCGAAGTGCAAGAGAAATTTGCCAGTGGGTTCGAGCATTATTTGTTTGAAGGCAAAGCGCCCACAGCAGAACTGCAGAGCGTGTTTAACAAGTATCAGGCTTGGCTGGTAATGATTTATAAGAAAGGCACAAGCATATTCTCACGCAACAATCTTGCTGGAACGGAGCTATCGGACGAAGTCCGGGAGGTTATGAATCGTCTAATGGCTACCGAAGCCGAGATGGATCAGGCTAAACAGCAGCAGCATTATAAGACGATGCCAGTAGATCGGCTCGGTCTTACGCCAGAGCAGATTGAAGATTACCTTAGGGTTGTTCAAGAGGCAGAGGATGAGGCAGATGCACAGCTGACTGCAGCCACAATGGCAGAGATGCAACGCGAACGCGAAAAGTGGTGGAAGGATGAGGTTGCTCAAGAGCGCATGGTTATTGCCGAAGAGATGGAAGAGCGTCAGGATCTCGTTGTTTATGATTTCCTGTCAGGCCGAACCACCGTTGAAGGAATACCAAACTTCAAACTGAACAGCGATTTAGTTAACGCTATTTACGGCGAGGACGTTTCTGCCAGCATTAAAGGCTTGATGAACAAGGGCGGCATGCACCCGGATCAAGCAGCACCTCTTCTCGGATACAAGAGTGGCGAAGAGCTTGTCATAGCAATGGCAAATGCCATTAAGCCTAAAGACCGCCCAGCATCAGCTAAGGCTGAAGCCGAGGCTAGAGTCAAAGAGCGTGAAGGCGACATGCAGCGTGACGGCACGCTATACGACGCCGCCCAGGAAGCTGTGCATAACGACAAGCAAGCCAAGCGCCATGTGCTCGAGCTGCATATTCTGAACCAGAAGCTTGGCAACAAAGAGGCGCTGCAGCCGATGCCTCGCGTACAGTCTGCAGCTTATAAGGAGGCTGCAAGGCAAGAAGTGGCCTCGATGCCGTGGAAGGATATCAACCCAAGCAAGCACCTCGCATCAGAACAAAAGTACGGTCGGCAGGTTGCACGATTCTCTGCAAAGGGTGAATGGGTTCAGGCTCGAGAAGCTAAGCACAAGCAGCTGCGACAATTTTATCTGTACAAAGAATCTCTTATACAGCGTCAGCAGGGTGAGAAGCACAGAGCATGGCTGGCAAAACAAAAGACCGCCAAGCGTGATCCGAAGCGTTACAACCCTGAGTATATAACCCAGCTTCGGGTTCTGTTGTCTATGTTTGATACACGCAAGGCACCCAACAAAAATGATGTTGAGGCACGCTTGGCTAAAGTAAACAAGTTTATCCAGGGGCAAGCGGAAGCAAACCCTGGACTGATAGCCGATGCCTACCTTGATCAGATTCAGGATTGGCGCAACATGACCGTGGAAGACCTTGCTGCTCTCAGGGACGCTGTTAAGAATCTTCTGTCTGTCGGCAAGCAGCTTAGCGATGTGGAGTACGCCGCAGTCACCGCTCAGGCCGAAGAGGCTGCACAGTCAATACTCAACTCAACAACAAAGAAAGCGCCTAACGAGACCATCAACGACAGAACCTGGGACGAGACCGTGCTGTCGTATGGTCGCCGCATAACTCAAGATCAGATTGCTATGCGAACTGACATCAGGCTATTTGATGATTATGAGACCAACGGCGTTTGGTATCGGAATGTTCTTGCTCCGATCATAGCTGCGACCAACAAGAGAACCAAGATGGATCTGGCTGCGAGTGAGCAGATCAATGACATGTTCCTTCCTTTTGCCGGCAAGCTTACTCGCACCACTAAGAAACGAATCCAAAGCGCCAGAGGAGCGTCTGAAAGTCTTGAGGAAGGCATCATTACCCGCCGCACAGAGGCTGGCGAGAAGATGACCATGTCTGCCGGCGAGCGTGTAATGCTGGCAGTCTATTGGGGTTCGCCTGACTCCCGTGAAGCAATATTGAAAAGCGGACACAAGGGTGTTGCGCTGACCGAGAACGATGTGCAGGTAATGCTAAACCTGCTGACCGAAGAGCAGAAGCAGTTGGTCATGGACATCTGGGCATACAACGAGCAGTACTGGGCAGAGTCTTCCCGGATACAACAGGTGCTGTCTGGCGTTGCTCCGATGAAGGTTGACCATGTGCCATTCAAGGCTGGGGATACGGTTATGCCCGGCGGATACCAGCGCATCTATTATCACTGGAGCATGAAAGACCAGCAGAAGCTGGATATGCATGAGGGCGATCAGAACACTATGAACGTGAGTGATCGCATAAAGCAGTCTAAGACAGGGGCTATGATCGAGCGCCAAGGTTCTGGTGGCCGCGAAATCAGGCTAGAAGTAAGCAACGTAGTTCGCGCCGCTGATGACGTAATGCAGTTTATAGCGTTTGCAGAAGCCAGCGCCCAGGTGAGCAAGTTCTTGAATCACCCAACGACTAAGTCTGCAATCTTAGAAGCTTACGGAAAAGAAAAGTTCCAGTCGTTTATGGATACGGTTGCTGGGGTGTTCCAGGGCAATATCGAGGCGGGCGGTCCGATCAACGTGGCTATGAGATATGTGCGTAGCAATCTATCGATCGCCTATCTAACCCTGTCGGTCAGAAACATGGTTCAGCAGCCTCTGGCTTTAAGCAACTCATTCGGTCGCAATGGTGAGGTTAAGACCATGAAGGCTATGCTTGAGTTTGCCCTGCACCCAATTGAGACAATCAAGTGGGTACAGGAGCGCTCGATCTTCATGCAAGAACGCAACAAGCTGATAAATCGTGAAGTTATGGAGCAGTCTGCTGTTCTTGAGAAGCGAGCTGCGGCTGGCTGGATTGAGCAACGCCGCTTTGTTCTGCAGATTATTGGTGATGCCATCGGCACCTATCCCACTTGGATGGCCTCATACTGGACGGGGCTGGAGAGGGTAGCCAAGCCGGGTATGACCAAGGAAGAGATCGAGCTCGCTGCGTATGAATATGCGGATCAGGAGACTGCGGCGCTTATGGGGTCTGGTCAGAAGAAAGACATGGCACCAATGTTTCAGGGTTCCGGTACTTTCGCAAGGCAGGTTGGACCAGAAGTCTCCAAGCAGCTAACCTTTATGGGGTCGTTCTTTGGCTTCAACTACAATTTGTATGCAGATGTCTGGTCGAGGGCAAGAAAAGGTAAGATTAGCAAGACTCAATTCACCCGCGAGATGATGTGGTATTTGTTGATTCCCGCGATTGTGGGCAAGCTCATAGTTGATCGTTTGCCTGATGATGATGACGATGAGGGCTGGGCTAAGTGGATGCTCCACGCCGTAGCTGACTATGGCCTGAGTGCATCGATGATGATGAGGAACTTCGCTGGGGCGCTTAAAGGCTTTAAGCCAAACATCCCCGCATACAATTTTATCTCGGGAGTGGCAAGATTAGGGGGCGAGGTCGCAGAGCTGGCTGATGAAGAGGAAACTTTTGACAAGGCTGATGTGGCATCGATAATCCGGGCGCTGCAGCCAATGGTTCCAATGGTGGGATCAGGGCAAGTGGCTCGATCCCTGGAGCAGATGCAATCTGCAGATGACGGGGAAGAAGACCCAAGCATTGTTAACGCATTAATTAAAGGTAAGAAGCGATGACCATACCAGCAAACCAAGTACCGTATTCTAAGTGGGTGGGTAACGGCAGTGTCGCTACTTACGACTATCAGTTTAAGATCACCGATGAAGCCGACCTTCTGGTCACAACCACGGATACCAACAGTCTCGTTACCACGCTGGTACTGAATGTGGGCTACACGGTGACTGGGGTTGGCAATGTCGCGGGCGGATCGATCACGCTTTTGGGAGGCAATCTTGCTAACCTGTTCGTTATTTTAATTACGGACAACCTCGCTACATCGCAGCCGACGCCGTTCGGAAATCAGTCTTCGTTTTTTGCTAGCACCCATGAAGATTCGTTTGATCGGGTTACAAGGCTTGTAAGAAAAGCAATTAACAGCTTGGCTGAAGCTGTTACCAGTATCGGCAGGACAATCCGGCTTAATGATCAGGATGCCTACACCGATTTGACGCTGCCATATGCGGCCAGCAGAGCTAATAAGATCCTGACTTTTGGTGGCTCGGG